ATCTGGTGGTTGTTCATCAAACACAGCCAAGTTCAATTTAAAACCTTGTAACTGTCTTACTTCTTGTGTGTAGTTTGCAAATAGCAAATAACTGTAACCACCTGTTATGTGTTTTACTTCTACACCAATAGAGTTAGCACCATCATTACGCATTGTTTCTGTATTAATACAATCACGTGGAATAGCACCAGTACCTAAGTTTTGTTCCATCTTTACATCTTGTGTTCCTAGTAATTCGTTTTGTAAAACAAGTGCAACCTGACTCCAGCCCTCACCAGCAACCATACAAGTAATAGGTTGTTTATATCGGTGACCTTCCCACCAATCAGGATATTGTCCAGTTAAATGCATTGCTGTTTCATAACAAGTGCTTACTGTTTTACCAATCCTGTTAGCCGCAAGTATACCACGTCTATCACTATCTCCTGTTTTAAAGAATTCAAATTGATGATCAAATGGTCGAAAGTATTTTAGTTGATTATAACGCATATCCTCAGCAATGTCATATACCAATGACTCTAACTGATCACGTAAATTAGTAGGCATCATTGCATACGTTTTAGGTGCAACACTATGTTGATCTAATACGTAACGTAATGCTCTTGACATTAATATGTCAGTACCTAACATGCGTTAAGCCTTGTGTGCTAGTGCACCATCTAAATATTCAATAAGGGTGTGTACTTCTTCTTGTGTAAAATAATAATCAATTTCTGTTTCGCCAGCTCCGTCTTCGTTTAGACGTATTTGAAAATGTACAACGTCTTTTTCAATAAACTTTAGTTTAACATCTAAACTGCTATCTTCTCTGTGTGCAACATTAATAAATTTGTCTTTGCTTTTTAAGTGTATCATTTTTATTCCTCTATAATAGGATATGTTTGCTGGATGTCAGTTAAACATTGTAACGCTTGTGTTAAATGCAATATGTCGTCCGTAGTACAATCCCATGTTTGTGGGTTAGTTAAATCTTTGGGTTTTTTAGTTAATACTGCTTGTAGTCGTTCAGCAGTTAATCTCATGCAATGTTCAATTTGCCCTGGGAAGCGTGTTTTAAACGCTTCCCTATGAGCACCATTTACTTTTTGCATAATCAATGTATCGCGAGTCATACGCTCTTGTTGTGCGTTATGAATCATTCCATCTCTTATATCAGTTTTAGCCATTAGCTTCTAAACCAAGATCCCAAGGATTTTGTTTAGCGGCTTGACTTGTACTAATAAATTCTCTGTCTACCCATGTATCCCATTGATTGCTTTTGTTAACTTTAAAGGCTTGCATCATAGCACGTAAACGTTTACCTTGTGGTGTTAGTGTGCCATCAGCTCTTTGAACAATTTGTTCTCCAGTACGTGGATCAACCCAAATAATCTTTTCAGGACGACTACGTCCAAACTTATCAAGTTTTTCACCAATAGGTCTCTTAGACAATGGTCCAAGTATCTCATAAGTGATTAGTCCATTATTATATTTGCGGAACATACAATGTACTTTTCTGTCTTGTGCTCTTGACTCAAAGTCTGGATGCGGAACAAATGGACTGTAAAATTCATTTTGTAAGTTTGCTCTTGTTGGAATACTTGGATCGCTTTTTGCTGGCTGTTTTAATTCATCAAGAGGAACAAGTTCGCTTTTCTCAACATAAGGATTTTCATCACCAATAAACTTTGGATCTACTTCTAATCCATTAAGAACATCCATTGCTGTTTGATATTTTAATTTGTTTGCACGACCTTTAAGTGCAAGTACAACGCCTTTGACGTCATATACAAAACGTTCTAGTTCAGTTGCAGTTGGAAAGTCACTCATAAGACCTTCAAGATCAAAGTCAAACTCGCTTGACGGTTGTACCGGTGCGGCTTCTTCGTTTGCTTGTGTTTTTGCTTTTGCTTTTGCTTTTGCTTTGGTAGGTTTTTCTTCTACACCTTCTACAGGTGTATCCCAAGGGTTGGGTGTTTCTTCGCTTCTATTCATAATCATTTCCTTTTCATTTCTATACAGGATTATCTATCCTGTAGTTTATTTAGTACTGTCTAATATCTGTGAATAAATTAGGAGCAGGACTAAATGGGTTTGGTGTTTGTGCTGTAGTGTATGTACCTGCTGGTTGTATCATAGGTATTTCAGAACTGTTAGATTCATCAAATATACCTGACGACACATCATTTGTGTATTGTGCAGTAGGCGCCGTACCAAATCCAAAACTTATACCTGGAGTATTAGTTTGTAATTCGTTTTGCATTGGAACAGTTGGATCCATACCAAAGCCTACTTCTATACCTGGTGTTGTTTCAGTTATAGGCATATCTGCTATAGGAGCAGGCATATCTGGAACAGGAGTAGGAACTGTTGGTGCTACTGGCCCATATAATTCTCCAGCTCTCGGTGGACGGACCACATTTGCTCCACGAAACCTTTCAGTTTGTGTACGTATAGGTCCACGTTCGTATGGTGTTGGTGTAAACGGTTGGTTACTAGTTGGTTCAGCTCCAAATGACTTACCTCCACCGTATCCTCCAGCAGGAGATATACTTGGATTCATAATAAAATTGCCTGCTTGGTTTTGCATAGCAGGAGGCATGTTTGCACCTAAACTAGGTGATGCATTTGATGTAACCTTTCCACCTGACATCCTATCTTACCTAGGTGCGCCAGATGCTCTTTTATTAGGCTTACCACCATTACCTTTAGTAGGTCCACGACCAACGTTAGTATTAGGGTGAAGTCCTTCAAAAGCAGGCTGTGTTTTAGAGGCAGTAAATCTACCACGTGACTCAAGTGCGTCAGTTACCATTTTAGCAAGATAAACTTTATCACTGCTACTTGACTCTTTTGCATTTAAGAAAGCTTCTCTTTTGCTTGGAGTACCTTTGTTACCAGTACGAGGTCCTTGTTTTTGATTGATGTTTTTACTTGTCATTTTGTCCATTTTATGCGTTTCCTTTTGTTGGTCCACGTCCAACATTAATCATTGATGGATTTTTGAAACTTGGCATTGCAGTTGTTCCACCTGGTGTGCGTACTTGATGTCCGCCATTGATGTAATCAGGATCTTTAATCTTGATGTTAGCAGGTAGAGGTCTGCATCCTGGTGTTTCTTTACTGCTTGTGTTTCCTTTAGTAGGACCACGACCGACATTCATTAGTGTGCCGTCATTAGCATAACCAGTGTAATTGTTAACATTTAATTTAGTACTTTCACGGTTAACGCCGTTGCCAGTCATTCCCGCAAAATCTAAATTACTATCTAGTGCTTTATTTTTTCGCATTTACTTTTTTCCTTTTTTAAATGTACGTAGGGTTTTTGCAAACCTTGCTTGTTGCCCTAGCAATCCAGGAGCCTTAGCCGCTTTATTAAGTTTTGCTTTTGGAATGGGCTTACCAGGCTTCGCACCTAGTTTTGCTCTTAACGCACCTGGGCGTTTAATTGCTTTTTTAATGTTTAACTTTGGTTTTTTCTTGTCAGCCATTCTAATCTCCTGTCAATGTATTTAGTCTTCGTTAACACCAGTGAGTTTTGCTAGTGCTTCAGCAAAAGCAACTTGCTTTGCTTCAATAGCTTCTTTACTGTCAGTAACTTCTATTTTAGTAAGACTATTCATGACTTTGTTTAAAATAAGATTGTGATATTTTAAAGTTGTTTGTTTGTCGTTTTGCATACGACATTGCAAGAAGTCAGCAACCAATAGAGATTCGTAATCTAAACCTCCGGTCTGATCATTTAGTGCTTCTAATAAAGATTGAATTGATACCTGATCTCTTGCACCTTTAGGTCTTCCAGCACCAGGTCTAGCACCACCTCGGTTTTCACCAGGCTTGCGTTTTGATTTTCTAGTTGTATCTGTCATGCTATTATTTAGCACGACCAAACGGCTAGGATTAAATACAGTATATTGAAAGGAAATGAAATGATAGAATATACCTGGAGTGCCGCCACAGGCAATGACGTACAACCAATTGTTGATATGGCTGAAGCTAATTTTCAAATAGAAATAGATCAAATTTTTACACCTGAGCCAATAACATATGCACGTAACATTATGTTTGCAGTTGTTAATCAATTTTACCTACCTACAAGCGAATTAATAAGTGTTGCTAAAACACCTGAAGGAAAGTTATTAGCTTATACTTGGGCAAAGAATGGTGACCGAACCGCCTGGAGTGATGACATTATGGTTAGTGTACGTATGGCACACGTAGATTTAGACCTAAGTCCACGTGTAAGAGTACAATTACTAAAAGATATGTTAAGAATATGGGAGAACTTTGCTCATTATGCAGGAACTAGTGTTATATGTTCAACTACTATGCGTGGTGAACGTGATACGTTTTTAAAGTTACATGCTAGATATGGATATGATGTTAGAGGAAGTTATGCTTATAAAAAACTACAATCACAACCAACTGCACCAGTAGAAGGTGCACCAGTTTAATCTTCAAGTGTTGATCTAAGCATCCAACAATGTTTTTTAAGTGATAAAATACGTTCTTGTGCGTAGTTTGCAATCTCGTCATGACCGTCATCTATAGCACAACGATTTAAATGTCCATAGCAATCAATTAAATGTTCTAAGTCTTCGTATACTGCTTCAAGTAATTCCATACCTGTACCAGATAGTTCTTCGTTGGATAAGTGTGAATGATCAACAACATATTCTAAGGAAGAAGGCATAAACGCTTCTAGTGTACGCATTAATTCACCAATAACATCAATTTGACTTTGTAGTTCTTCGTAAATTCCACCAAGTAAATTGTGGAAACTAACAAAGTTGCGTCCAACAATGTTAACATGTGCAACATGACTGCGATAGTACGCTACAAAGTTATCTTTAAACACTTGAGATAATGCTTCTTCTGTGCTTTCTGCTTTTTTGTACTCGTCTTCTTCATATTCGTCTTCTTCAACTTCTACTTCAGCTTCGGCTTGTAACCTAGCTAACATAACCACATTGTTTTCTTCTTCATGTTCCATGTATATACTTACCTTTATTTGTTGTTACTGAATTGTTCGCTTAGAAAGCCAGACAGTTGATCTACTAATCCTGGTTCTTCAGGAAATTGTGTGTAGTACGCATCTAATTCTTGTCTTGTCCAAGGCTGACCAGTTTGTTGGTTTATTTCGCTACCTTTAGCTGGGCCAGTAATTGGAAATTGATATTTGTAATCTGATTCACTTGCACTTGGTACTACCATACCACCTACTGCACTAATAGGACCTAATACCTTACTAGCCATTCCTGGTATAAGTTTATCTAATGCAAATTTTCTACCTATGTTAGCTATTTGTGTAGCTCTTGCTTTGGCTTGTGCTTCAGCGGCTTCATATACAGCTTTACTAGGTGGTATTGCGGCTTGTAAGCCTTTATTAATTAACTGTCCGCCTGCTTTAGCATATGGTGCTACTGCTTTAACTACTGGTGCGCCTGCTTTAACTACTGGTTTACCCATTGCGTATGCTGTTGGTATTCCTGCCGCAGTTCCTACAGTAGGTAAAATATAATCTGTAGCTGTTGAATTTGGATCTGTAGCTGTATCATATAAGTCATATGCACTATATGCTGTTCCAGCTGGTCCAAGTGCTTTTGCACCTACCTTTGCACCGCCTCTAAGAAGATTGCCGAGACCTTTTGCTGAAGATCCAGGCTGGAGTACACTCAATGCAGTAGACGCCGCCCCTGGAGGTATAGCACCACCACTAAAAGTGGCCGCTCCTACTTCAGCTAGTGCTTTAGGAGCAACTGATAGTGCTCCTTTGCCAAATCTAGACAAATCTTTTCCTATTGTTGTTGGTAATAAGTTTGCTCCGCCTCCGGCAACACTTGCAGTAGTTCCTGCTATTGACTTTGTTTTATCCATTGAGGCTTGAGAGGCCGCTTCTTCATTGCTTTTTTCAAACGAAGCTTTGGCAAAATCTAAAACTTCTTGTTCTGTTGCACCATCAGGAGCGGTAATTGTATGTTCTTTTCCGTCTGGAGACGTAATAGTGTATTCAGCCATTAGTTTGTCTCCTTTGGTTTTATTGACCAAGCAGACCCTGGTTTATTAGAATTTTGAACTGCCTCTTTAGTTTTGTTACGAGCAATTGATGGATTTACTAAGTTTTTATATTTTGGTTCTTGACCCATTGATCGTCTATCAATATTAATTTTTCTTTTTATTGAATATACAAAATCATCAATAGCTTCTTTAAATGCAGTTCTAGATGCTTTATTTGATATACGTGTTATTGCTCCAGATGCTTTTGCACCTTCTGTATTTGAAATTTGTCCGCCACCTTTTAAACCTTTAAATGCTTCCATAAAGGCTTTTCCTTTAACTTGATTATATATTCCTACCCAGCTAGCCATATCTGTTCCTTGCAATACAAAAGGTACTGTCAATAACCCTTCTTCATCGCCTATTAAAATTCCTTTTGCAGATTCTGATACATCTTTTTCTCCTAATGTTCCAACCATGCTCTTAAACGCTGGACTAGTTAATAACTCACCTACCAACCGAATTTTATTATCTGCTTCTTCTTCTGAGGCCGCTTGGTTTATTTTAAGCTCAGCAACATTTCCGTATATTGCTTCATCTAACTTTCCTTGGTTTTTAGCTATTCTGGCTTTTTCAGCTTGTACTGCTTTTTGTCGATCAGCAAACTTTTTAATGTCTTCGTCAGGCAATCGAACAGCATAACCTTCCTCGTCATATCCTGCTTTACCAATAGTTGATAATCCTAGTTTACCAGGAGAAGTTTCTATACCAGCAGTAGTTTTACTAGGAGCAGTAATTTTTTCACTGTCTACAATAGTTGTTCCACTAGGTTTATCTACTTTTTTAACTGTAAGATTTTCAGTTTGCAATTTAACTGGAGCGGCTCCGCCTTCCATGTCTGCTGTTCCAGTTGATGAAATAACTTTTGTCTTTGATTCTGCAGGAGATACAGGCCCTGTTGACGTACCAGTACCACCGTTAGGAATAAACTTTCTAATGTCTACACTCTTATACTGTTCCAAGAAGTCTTGTTCCATTTTTGGAGTTAGTGTTACAGGTGAATTCTTTCGGAATTCTGCTAACGCATCCATAACGTTTCCAGCATGTTTTACTTTTAACTGGTTAATCATGTTTAGATTTAATTTAGTTATTGCCGCGTCGTCTCTTAGACGTGTAAATGTTACACCTTCAGGTGCCGCACCGCTTCCGTCAATTGCCATCATTTTATATGTTGTTGTTACACCATCAGCTGACGTTGTAGATTGAGATTTATAAATTTTCTTATCTGAACCTATATAAGGCTCTGCGGTTACTGATGTTGTTGCTTTGGCTCCAGTAACAGGGTTTTTAGCATATTGTGTTATTATATTTTTAGCAAGTATTGGATCTGTAACTTGAGTTCCTGTAGAGTCAAGTACTTTCTTAATTGTTCCGTTAGGATTAAGTGTTACCTGGTATCCTGCGGCCTCAACATAATTTACATCACCTTTTTTACCTGTGCCTGGCATGTACACCATTGAAGCTTTACCAACTTTATTAATTCTATTAACATCTGATTTTAAATATTGTAAACCAGCAACTTGTGTTTCAGACATCACGTTGCCATCAATACCAACAGCACTTCCTGCAACAAGCGATCCGTTGGATCCTTTTTTAGCTCGTCCTGCAAAGTTTCCATTGCTATCTGTTAATGCTACAACAGTTGTACCACCTTGTGCTTTTTTAAACTGTTCGGCAGCCAGGGCTTTTTGTCCAATGGCGCTATAAAATAATCCAAGGAAGAAACTGCCTTCTTCTTTTGTTTCTCCTCTAGGTGCTTTGCCTTCTAAAGCATTGGCAATTACTTTCTTAGCGTTTTTATCTCCATTAGCGGCACCTGCTAGAGTTTTTTCAAGAAGTACTTTATCTCTTTGTTCTGTAACAGAGCTCTTAGTAATGACTTTAATGTTTTCTTTAATAATGTCTTTTTGCTCTGGAGTAAATTTATCGCTGGCTAATAACGTAGCTAACCCGTCTACATTTCTATTGGCTACAGCATTGTCTGTTTCTTTAGTAAGCTGAGCGTTTAATGTATCCTTTGAATCGTCTACTTCAACAATAGCACCTACTTCAGTTCCACCGTCAGCAATATTCTTTGCTTTTAATGCGTCTAGCTCTGCTTGTGTTTTTGGTACTTCAGGAAGTTCGCTATCCACAGTAATTACTTTACTGAGCTCTACTTCTGGA